GGCTTCTTCATTGGTAGGTCAACAAAATCAGCAAGTGCATTACCAATAACCACTGAAACCAGTACATTTGCCCCTTTCCCCACACCAACAGTTACACCACATGTGACAATGACCCCTGTTCAAGAAACTTCTGAACCCCCACACCCAACAACTGAACTGGTCAGTCTTGGTGAATTTAGAATCACTGCTTATTGCCCATGTGAAATATGCTGCGGAAATTGGGCAAAAGAACAGACCAGTTGATGAAGATGGAAGTGTTCAAGTATTTACAGCATCAGGTGACCTTGCTGTTGAAGGTGTGACAATAGCAGCAGATACAAGTGTTTTACCCTTTGGAACGGAAGTCATCATTGATGATGTCAAGTACATAGTTCAAGACAGGGGCAAAGCAATCAAAGGCAATAAAATTGATGTGTATTTTGAAAACCATCAAGATGCCCTGGAATTTGGTGTTCAGTATAAAGAAATATTCATAGAAAGGATGATTGAAAATGATTAAGTGTAACAATGAATGCCCATTGAAAAAGTTTGACGGATGTTGTCATTCTTGCCCCCACATTGAGGGATGCACAGATGCATGTGAAAGTGAACCAAAAACATGCGGTGAAGCAATCTTTGATGAAGAAACAGGTTTGATGACATTCCAGGAACAGCAGGTTGCAGTTCTTCAACAAATTGCTGACCTGGTAACTGCAAAGAAAAAGATTGAAGCACAGGAAAAGGAACTGAAAGACAAGTTGAAAGAAGCAATGGAAAAATACAGTGTTAAGAAGTTTGACAGTGACATTCTGAAAATCACATATGTTGCTGCAACTACTGCAACAAGCATTGACAGTGCAAAGCTTAAAAAGAAATATCCTGTTATTGCGAAAGAATGTTCAAAGACTTCCAAAAAATCAGCTTATATCAAAGTTGAAGTCAAGGATGAAAAGTAAAGAAATTACATGCAGAGATTGCAGAAAATGGCGGTACTGTGTGGAAAGTTTCATGGGTTATCCTTGTACAAGCTTTGAAAGGGTTGGTGGTAAATGGCAGCAGAAAAGCAATTTGAAAACAAAGTTAAGAAGTGGCTTGAATCAGAAGGAATCTATTCAGCAGGAACAGCACAAAACAAGAAAATGATTCCTGAATGTGGTTGGTACTTAAAGACCTGGGGTGGCGGTTATCAGAAAAGCGGTATTCCTGACCTGCTGCTTTGTGTGAATGGAATCTTCATCAGTGCAGAACTGAAAGGTAATACAGGAAAACCATCTGACTTGCAGCTTAAAAACACAGCAGCAATCAATGGGTCAAATGGAATAGGTTTGGTTCTATATCCGAAAGGGTTTGAACAATTTCAAAACATAGTGAAAGGGGTGAAAAGATGCAATGTTCACACAGCAGAATTGAATGCTTTGAAAAATGCCCATTCAAGTACAAGCTGCGTTATCGTGACAAAATACTAACCTTGCCCCCTGATAATGCTGACCATCCGCTTATTATTGGAACAGCACTTCACACAGGGTTGGAAAAGGGTGTGACAAAAGCAATTGATGAATACTTCATGTCATATCCAATAATCACAGATGACCATATCAATGAAGCAATTAAGCTTGAATACTTGATACCAAGGGCATCAAAGCTGTTACCCAAAGGGGAATTTGAAGTCAAGATTTCAACGGAAGATTTCATTGGTTATATTGACCTTCTTGCACCAGTGACAATGTTCCATGATTCGGAAGTTCCAAATCAGTATGACATATATGACTTCAAATATTCCAATAACATCAAGAACTATAAGCAGTCAGACCAGTTGCACCTATACAAATACTTCTTTGAAAAGTGCAACCCTGGCAAGTACATCAGAAACCTTTTCTTCCTGTTTGTTCCGAAGGTCAACATTAAACAGAAGAAAACAGAAGATTTATCAGAGTTCAGAAGAAGAATCCTTGATGAACTGGCAAATGTAGAACCTGAACTGGTTCAAATAGATTATGACCTAAACAATGTCATTAACTTCTTACTGAACACAAAGCACACCATTGAAGCAACGGAATTCAACAAAAACAGCACATATCTTTGTAACTGGTGCGAATACCAAAATTATTGTGAGAAAGGAATTGATTATATGTTGTTACCAAAAAATGAAAGAAGGAACATCCAAAAGATTGAAAAGAAAGTCATTTGGATGTATGGGTCACCATTCAGCGGAAAGACCACATTTGCAAATAAGTTTCCTGACCCCTTGATGTTGAACACAGATGGAAATATCAAGTTTGTTGATGCCCCTTACATTGCAATCAGGGATAAGGTTGAAGCAAACGGAAGGTTAGCACCAAAAAGAACCTTTGCATGGGCAATGTTCAAGGAAGTTATTGAGGAACTTGAAAAGAAAGACAATGATTTCAAGACCATCATTGTTGACCTGCTTGAAGATTGTTATGAACATTGTCGCTTGTACATGTATGACCAAATGAATATTACTCATGAATCAGATGACAGTTTCAGGGCATGGGATAAGGTCATGACAGAATTCTTATCCACATTGAAGAAGTTGATGAACCTGGACTATGAAAACATAATTCTGATTTCCCATGAAGATACTTCCAAAGACATCACCAAAAAAGGCGGTGACAAAATCACTGCAATCAAGCCGAACCTGCGTGAAAAGGTTGCAAATAAGGTTGCAGGAATGGTTGATATTGTTGCAAGGGTCATTGCTGATGGAGATGTTAGAACCCTTTCTTTCAAGACCAACGAAGTAATCTTTGGCGGTGGTAGATTGACAGTCAGCACCAATGAAATCCCAC